TTGGTGGCACACCTAGTATCTGGTTTAACCTATCAAGAGGATTAAGACCAAGATTTTGCTGCATTTGCTGGGCATTTTGCTGGCCTAGCTGCTGTTGCCCCTGCTGCTGCTGATCTTGTTGCTGGTCTTGTTGCTGGTTTCCAGCCACGGCGTCATTTACCGCTTGCTTGTCTGCTTCGTAATTTGTGCCCGCTTGCTGAGATAAAGAACCTTGGGTTCCTTGGTTAGCTGCATTTGCCAAGCCAGCAAACGAACTTTGAGAACCTATCCCCGACAAGCCTCCAAAGGATTGAGATGCCTGGTTTTGTTCGGAGAAAGTATCACGACCTACTCCAGTCTGGCCAGGCTTGCTTGCATAGCCCATCTTAAAGGGAGCTGGAGATTCTGACTTTGGGGCAGCTCCTCCTTGATGGGTAGCTTGAGATTGCAATCCTCCTATCGAATCGCGAAGCTGAATTGCATTTAACTTGTCTTCAGGCTTAAACTCGTTTGTATCTAATTGGTTCTTGTCTATTTGATTGTACAAGCGTCCAATTTTTTCAGATTCCCATCCTAAAATAGGATTGCGTTTAAGAGGCATTGCTTCTTCCTTGTTGTATTTAAGAAGTTTTTATGAAAAACTACGTCTTAGCCTTGTCCAAAAGTACCCATTGCTAATTGTGCAATTCTGTTTTGGAGATCTAGTATGCTACTGTTAGCGGCACGGGTGTTTCTTGTAGCTTTGCCTTGGTTGGCTGCTTGCTGCATAGCAGCATTGCCTTGGTTGCCTTGCATTGCCAGGCCTGTATTGGCGGCGTTTATACCTGCTGAAGCTTGACCGGCTAATCCCTGCATTTGCTGTTGGCTAGACTGAGTGTTTCTTTGAGCATTATTCTTAGCTTGACTAAGCTCAGAGCCGCCAGCCATCATGTCACTGTATGCTTGTGCATTTCCACCGCCTACATTTGCCCGTGCAGTTCTATCTAAAAGCTGAGGGTTTACTTTTGCAGGTGCGTCTATACCAGTGTTGAAATTTACCTTACCGTCTTTGGTATTCACAAACTGATTTCCTGAAGCATTATAAATACCGCCAATAGAAGGTAATGCCCCGACTCCACCTACTACTCCACCGGTTCCTCCACCGGCTCCACCGCCGCCAGCGCCTCCTCCCATGTTTCCACCAATATTGGCCAAAGCCTCCATCAGTTTATCCATTCGCTGCGTTTCGGCTTGGCGATCAAGGTTTCGCTGCTCCAGCTCTCTATTTCTGTAGTATGAGTCCTTGTTGAATTCGTCGGTATATCGCCTTGAATCCCTATTAAACTCATCATACTTATCCCATTGGTCATACATATTATCAATCATTTGCTGGAGCTTCCATTCTCCATACTGCGGATCGTAATAGCTGGGGATGTAATTAGAGTTGTCTGGTGTCGCTAATTGATTCATTTGGCCATTTCCTTGATTATTTCCTCTGTTGTTTCCTTGTTGGTTTTGGGGGTTCCATTTTGCAGCGTTTTGAGCTAGCCAGTTATACAAAATTGGTGCAGCAAATTTGCCTGTTCTACTAACAGGAATAGCAGTTCCTCTCGCGTTAACTACATGCGGAACACCACCTATCAACCTAAGGCTTCCGCCATGATCCCCAACAATTCCTGCTAGTATATTCCTTGGGATGTCTTTCCCGTCCATTAGATCTTTGAATATGCTCATTACTGTAACCTGTTATTTGAGTTGTTAAGTCTTTCGTATACTGCAACATATACATAAGGCGGTATACTTGGAGCTGACGGGCTTCCGCTTCCACCGGCACCTGTAAAAGTCACGCTTACATTATTTAGATCAATGCCTGAATCCCCTGTTGGCGTTCCGGTAACAACATCAACCGTACTTTCACTGCCCGTTCCGATAGTGCTTTGGCTGAGTGTATGACTGTGGTTGCCTATGTCTGTAGCGCTAACAGTACCCTCAATTGTTAAGCTACTACTTGTAGCGCCACCAGTAGTTCCCGAACTGCTACTTGCATTCCATTGTCGCAAAAACCGGTCTTTACCGTCTATACCAGAACCGCCCTTCTCCTTGGAGTTGTTAGTCCCATCCATTAAAGCCCAGCCCTTTATTGCTCTTTCTGTTTGAGTGCTGTGAAGAAGGGAACCTATCCGAGCGTCACCATAACCCACGGCGGTATATGATCCGTCGTTGGATGCAAAGAACATAATAACATCCCCCTCTTCTACATTAGGATCTTGGGAGGGAGATACAGGGAGATATATCTTTTTAACGTGACCCGTCTTTCTTTTTCCTACAGGGTCTTCGCATTCATCAGCATATACATATGCTATTGGCCCCCCTTGGCTTGGAGGATCATCGTCATATTGCCAGTTTGTATTAGCGATAGCCCACCTCGCAGATTTCAAGTCTGGAGAAGCAATGGCTTTAGTTACTACAATGTTCCCGTGATGCTCTAGATCAGAGTCAGGGTTCGTTAAGATACTTTTTAATATCTCAACTTGGCGTATAGGCATGCCTTCGTGAACAAGCCGGTCGAATTGAACTGCATGCTTACTGAACATCAGAACTGCCAACCCCTTTAATGTCTACTTCCCTAATCTTTGGCGTTTTATCTGATCCATAACCTCTGATTTCAATTGCAACCTTATGGTCTGATTGTGCCATCCCCGAAGACATTCCATCGAAACTAAAAGATTCCTTACCAGTTGATTCAGACAAGATACTCGCATCCTTATCCATATTGATAACTACATCTTGCTTGTGCTCTTCTTTTATTTCGACACCATCTCCTAGCTTTTGTGCAATTGCAAATTCAACAGGGGATTCATCGTTGTTCATATACAGACGTACATCACAAGATTGCTCACCGTCGATTGGAGAGAACTCAATAGAGACCTCCCTGGCTTCACGTTCTTCGGTTTGTTCAATGGGAAATGAGCCTGTCTTCCAGTTCCAAGGTATAGCACCGACAATATACTTGCTTGTTGAATCCGGGGTAGTTGTCCAGTTAGGGCTTACAGTTAATGCTGTAGAGCTTTGCGCGATTACAGTCCTTTTCTGTCCCTTTCCAGTACCATCGTATATATAGACAAAAGCATTTACACAAGCGCTAGTAAATGTTGCTGAACTATCAGTAAGGGAACCAGAGGCTGCTGAATCTACTACGCCTTTAATCTCAGAAGTAACAACATCTGTAGCTCCAGCATCAGCCATATAAACAGAACTATTTTCTGAACTGAATAAAACCCTAGGCTGCCCATCTTTTTCTACAGAAGCAGCGGATGTTATCTGAGTTGCGTACTCCATTGGATCAAAGGTTTCGCGTTTAATGTTGTAAACCAAAGCCCGTTTAGGATGATTACCCGTATCCCCTACAAAGCATACGAAAAAGTAAACCTTTTCTTTTAGTCGATCTGCTTTGACAAAAAAGTTCTGTGATTTAGTGAAGTCTATTTTGTCTCCAGTACCATCTTTCCTAAAGATGTCGTGAATTGATTCCGATATTGATTCTGACTTTGTACCATCGAAAACATAGCAGCCCGAATCATCCATCAGGTAAGCAACATTCTCAAAATAGTCCCAGCAATAATGATTAAATGCACCACGGTCATCTAAGAAGCGAATGCTTCCGTCTTTGACAGGCTCCTGACTATAAGACAATGCGTACTTGTGCCTCTGTGAAAGGATGTATAAGTACGGGCCATATGGCATAGCGCCGACAATTTCGTCATCATCTCCAGAGTTTTCTTGGAGTGTCATTGTATTGGTAGACGGAACACTTTCAGGCTCATCTTGATAGCTGTAGTAAATCTGGCGACGCCTTTGTTTTGGCGGGTATATAGTGTAGTTAGTTAGGCTGGCAACTTGGATGTATTCAGATACATACAGCTTAGTCGCACTTGCGTACCCAGTTATCTTTATAGGTTTATCTACACCGTCTATCTCCATGTACCGACCAACCATAGATTCAGTCCATTCAGTACCAGAACCTTCCACTGCCCTGTCGAGGCCACCAGATAAACTTCTTGCAGTACCCTTGTTGTACTTAACAACCCCAAAATAAAAGTACCTATCCTGGAACATAACTACATAAGCCATGTCATTTGGTGGTGGTGTAAATCGCCTTGCTACAAGGGTATTGTCTGTTGGTGGGTTTAGTAAAACCAGTAAGACATCTTCGTTTACAGAGAGATTTAATGTCGGGTCATCAAATGTATCTTCGTATGACACATGCGTAAATGTAATTCCGGTACCGCCACCAGTGCCATCTTCACCACCAGGGATCGTAACATCAGTAAGTACCATCTGGCCACCATTTGTAGACACTTCCTCTGTGATGTTACAAGTGACATTCATATAAGATTTAGATGAATTAGCGATAGTTATTTTTTGGCCTACTGCCCAGGTTTCTGAATCTCCAATTAAAGCCAGCTTACCTCCGCTGGCAAGTGTCATTCGTATATTTCCCGATATTGCAAACTTAGCAATTTTGTAATAAACATTGCTAACTCCAGAGGTAGTTCTCCAAAGCTCATACCTATCGACTCTGGACTCCGAAGAAGCTTTTGCACCACTCCAGTTCCAGACAAACTTATCTGCTGTAAAAGCCTTAACTGTATTTTCAGTGCTTAAACTACTTACTGTTGGCTTAGAAGAGTTATCGACAAACCTATAGGCGAACTTATAAGTACCTTTGGTCGCACCAGTCCCAGAAGCAGAGCATGCGCCACCGCCCACCCTTGCCCCATCGAACGATGTGTCATCTACATCAAACTGAGTTGCTGACACTTGAGTGACTTCAAAAGTTCCCCCATTAAGATCACCTGCCATGGCTCCTGTCGAAACGATACCCCCTATTAAAACCTCATCGCCAGTTGAAAAACCATGATCTGTCGATGTGGTAATTCGATACGGGCCATTAGAACCGGTTGAGTCAGCTACGGCACTTATAGTTAAAATAGAGCTTCTTGTAATGCTAAGCACTTGACTTGGTTCATTAATGCCAAGATCGACCGCAGTGTCAGCTACGCCGTCCCATATTAGACCCCGATCTATACCATTAACACCTATTACTTCCCCTGTCCTAGTTTTACAAAAACACATCTTTTGAAATGTGTGATACCCAGTACCAATAGTTTTTTCAGACGAAAAGGTTGCTGGCTGTATTCCTTCGCGAGGAGATATTTCACCATACTTAGTTGTTATTAAGTTGGTTTGATCTGACGCAGCACCGCCAGGTAAATCTCCCGCATCAGCATCTGTTACAAGACCCTTGAATACTTTGATCTTTGGCATAATTAGCTACTCGTAGTAATGACATTGGATAAATGAGTAAATAGGTAATCGTAGCGGGTCATTCTACCTGAGCTATTCATAGCGACTCTGGATTCAGCCTCTAAAGCCCGTCTTAATTCAAAGTCAGCAACCTTTTGTGCAGTTACTGTACCTCGCTGGTCATTAGAAAATCTAGCGAGCCTGTATTCCATTTGTGCCTTAAAAGCTTCTAGCATATTATCTGACATGTCTATGGGATCAGATATTAAAAGCTTTGCGCCCGAATAAGCTTGAGAAAGGGTTCCTAAAATGCTAATAGTTCCTGAACCTACGGCTGTAATTTCATGCTGCTCATTAAACGGGTTTGACCCAGAGAAACCGGTAGGTAATGCGGAATCAGTAGCAAGGCGAACAATAGATCCAACCATAGAGCTAGGCATGGTAACAGCACCACTTGAATCGGCAACCGATGTAATAGCGGGATCGGCTGAAGTTGAACCATTGGCTGTACAGGTTCTGGCCTTTGCTTCTGTACCAGACCATCGCAATACACGAGGTTTTCTTCGGTACATAAACATTAACGGTTCAGCTGTACTAGGATTCGGATCAACATAAAGCGCCCACACACCCTTGTCGTGAGGATCTTTCATGATAGTCCAAGCCCAAGTTTGTCCTGTTCCCGAAAAATAGCGTTCCCTTTTCTGCCACTCCGTAGGCGAAATGTAATAAGTCACCCAGTTATTCTTCTCTATCCCAACCTCGTAAATCCGCTGCATGTCTGATGGCAGGGGGTAGATGCTTCTATGGATAGTGTATTTAGTACCCCCTGAAATGGTTTCAGTGGGTTTTAATGTACCGAGATTGAGAACAGTGGTACTAACTCTCTTTGAGACATCGTACAAGTCATCGCCAATTTCAATCCGGCCATACTTCGCCCATGTAGGCCAAGTGCCTCCAGTTAAAGTTAGCTCATTGGTAGATGTGTTATACGCGACTGTCCCTGTAGAGTAAGAGGCATCTAAATTTACGCGACCTTCGGTCATGTAGTATTGCCATTCATTGCCCATAGCTATATCTCGATATGCACCCTGAATAACTTCTTTGTGCATTCGCAAGTCTTTAGTTCTTGCGCCACCATCAAGCAAGCTTGTGAGGTAGGATAGCATGTCGTCATAAGTGACGTATCGTTCTGATATTGACATTAGTAATCTCCAATTAGATTTCTATCTGCTGGTTTTGCGACCATGAAAATTATAAAAGTCTAAGAGAGGATTGGAGATTCCTTGTTTCACCATTCTCACAAGCAGTTGCTTAATATTTTCCGGTGCATCTCCTTGCATTATTCGTTCAATAACCGCTTGGGTTGATAACGGATCCGCTACTTCAGTGGCGTTAACATCACTAGGCCTTGTTGCCTTAGGAGTAGACGGGCCAGGCATGGGCGCCGCTTGCGGACTAGAGCCTCTCTGGATAGCCTCATTAGCGAGAATCTCTAAAGGCGTTGGTGGACTCACACGCTCTGGACTAGCCCCTTCCGCTTGTGCAACTGGCCCTCTATAACTTGGACTTTCAAAGTGCGTCTGAGGGTAAATAGGATTAACATCACGTTGCATTCCTGGGCTTTGGCCTGGCATATACGTACCTGTTCCAGTTGCATCGCCAACATTAATATAAGGCCAAGTGCTCTTAAAGAGACCCTCTTGGGATGGCTCCCTTTCTGGAACCGGAGTAACGCCAGGCAAATAAGATCCTTCTGGGGAACCAATATAGGGCCATGTTGGTTTTAACGGACTGCGAGCGCCAGGGTTTAATAAATCCATAGCGTCAGATTCTTTAACAGAGTCGTAAAGATTTTCTGCGGCCTCAACAGTACCTTCAACACCACGTTTACCCATATCCCACAGATTCTTACCGGCTTGTGCAGGGCTTCCTTTAGTTACCGTTGGGTCTCCTTCAGCATATGCTTGCTTTAGTTCCTCTTGCGATCTTCCATCGGGGCCTTCTGTTCTTGCACCGCCGTCAGTTATTTCTCTAGCGCCGGAGTATCTTGGTACAGAACTATAAGCTGTCGGGCCTCGCCAGTCTTCATAGATTCCTCTCATTTCAACTCCAGCACCTCTACCCTGAAGAGCTGGATCTGTAGAAGGAAGGCCAGCTGGAGTTACTGTTGGGTCGCCTAGGGCATGCGCCATCTTCAACTCTTCTTGTGATCGAGTATCTCCTGGAGTGCTACTGCTGTAACCCCAGTCGAAATCCTCCATCATCTCAGCTTCGTAGTTATCGCCAGGTTGAAGAGGAAGGTTCTGGCCAGCAGTTGCACCACTGACACCAGCATCACCCCAGTCGAAATCTTCTTCGTACTCATCTTTGATGTTATAAGGAGATCTTAAATTTTGAGCTGTACTATTTGTCAGTCCAGCGTTAAATGATGTTGGCACACTGTAGGCACCATAAGGGCCTTCCATCTGAAGTACAAAGCCTTCTGAGTCCTGACCTCGAGGATCTCCAGACGCATAGTTAAACTTTGCGTCTGCTAAGTCCCATTCTTCAGGCGATGTTCCTTGCATATTTTCATGGGCATCAACAGCTCCTTTCAATTCTTCCGGTGTTCGCATTCCATGAAGTTTATTCGGCTGAGCGTGTTCCAGAGGCTTTCCAGTCTTCCTGTCATTACGACGACGAATCTTCACTCCATCGTAATATGCTGCGTCAGCACTAGCAGTCATGTTGTGATACTCTGATCCTGGATCTTTGACAACAAACTGCATCTTTCCTGAGTTGGGATCCCTGTAATATTGAACCTTACCAGAGCCTTTCCCTGCATAGTTTCTAATATCGTCTTCTACTAGAGAATCGCCGCCATTGTCCCCAAAATCTCTTCTAATAGGTTGGCCATCTTCACCAACTAATCCTGGGGATTCATAGATTCCATAATTAGAAAGCATGTTATTTGCGTAGTCTTCATTTCGCTGATCATATTCACCTTTACGGGATCGCTCTCTTTCCTCTTTAGCTTTTCTTTTAGCTTCTTCTCTAGCGTCATGTTCCGCTTGCTGTTGTGCAATCCTGTCCTTAGTTCGCTGGCCAGGGGTTCGGAAGTTACCGGAGTTGCGAGCGCTTTTAGGAACAGACGGGTGATAACCGCCTGTGCTTGCACCACCATAAGTTACTTCGCCAACAGGATTGTACGTTGTACCACCAGAAGAATATGAAACAGGATTCCCCTCTTCATCGAGTCGATTCCCATACCGATCGTATCTTAATTTTGCCATGGTTAAGTTCTCTTTTTCTTAGAATGTTTCTCGATTACTTTATTCTTAAGGGCTTTTAACTTCTTGGGGCTTTTGGATACTTCTTTTCTGAGCGATGGGTTATTTTGTAATTCCTCAGACATAAACCGATGAACTACATCATCACCCATTCGCTTCTTTTTCTTAAACTCCTGAGGTGGTGCTTCATAGTTAACGCCACCTGTAGCGCTAAAGCCTTTAGCTTTTAACGCTGCTTTCACATCGTCTTGGGTAGAAATCCAGGCCATTGGATCATTGGGTCTGCCGAGTCCGCTAATATACTTCTTCCCTTGCGTACTTATACCGGCCTTTTTCGCTTGCCGATGTAGCTCTTGTGCGCCTTTGGGATGTATCTTGTCAGCCCAGTGCTGCTGTCCTTCAAGGAATGCCCTTTCAGTACCTTTAGCACCAGCGGGACTTTGCATTGCCAACATAGCTGCAAAACCTGGGTTATTACCTTCATCAATTAAATGTTCGTAAAAGTCTAGGCGACCACTATCTTCACACTGCTTGCGGTAACGGTCGTAGTCTTTATTCTTGCGGAGATCCTTGGGCACGGCTCTTTGCTCTCATAAAATCAAGTTCTTGTTGATGCTTCTCACGACTTTGGCTCAGCTCTTGTTCGTGCTTCTCTTGGTCATGCTTAAGCTTTTGGTTATTCATTTGGATTGCAAGCTGCGATTTCTGCTGCTCAATCTTTAATCTTTCTTGCTCAACCCTCTGATTTGCTGACTCTTTTTGCGATTGGCTTTGAGAATCTTTTTGTTTTTGAGCGAGTTCTGCTTGAGCTATCTGAGCTTCCTGCTGTTTCATCTGTATATCAAGCTGCTTGACTTGAAGATCAGCTTGCATCTTTTGCATTTCCATCTCAGCCTTTTGCTGCTCAACCTGAGCCTGTTGCTGCTGGGCTTGCTGCTGTTGCTCCATCTGAGGGTCTTGCTGTTGCTGTTGAGCTTGTTGCTCCTGTTGTTTCTGTTGCTCTTCGGCGATATTGACAAGGTAAGGAGCAACATCTAGTTCATTTGCTTTTGCCCAGTCACTCATAAACGCATTGTATGGATCACCAATACCCATCTGTGCAAATTGCTGCATCATTGGCATTGCTATCTGGCCAAACTCATTTAACTGCCTAATTCGGTTTACTTTGTTCGGCTTTCTTGCTGAACCAGCTTCAATTCGATAGTTGTAATCTCTTACGGTTTTTTCAAACTCTTGAGCTTGTATTTGCTGTTCCCATATCATTGACCCGACTTCACCCAAGACAGGCTTAACGTCTTCCTGGGTAAGCCCCCACTCAGCGGCTTCCATCTCTTTCATTGCACAATGACTTAGCCAATCTTCGACGCGACTCGCCATGTCGTCAGGACGCACTGAGACGTTCTGATTGCGTACATCAGCTTCCGTAGCAGAACGTATCTGAGTACCGCCCGAAAGCCCGTACAGAAGCTCTGTGAGGCCTGTACGCTTATCTATCATGTCTAGCACTTCAGACACCATTCTCCATATGTCTGAATTGAAAGATGGAGCATCTAAGAATGAAACGACATCCGATACTCGCTGACCGAATATTTCACTTAACTCAATGACACCATATGGCCCCATTTTGTTTTTAATCTGATCCTGAATCTCTGCCCCTGCGGCCTTAGCTACGGCAACATAAGTCGTGGAGCTTGCTGCCACCTTATCTGCAAGGAAAGACATACACCAGTTAACAAATCGAAGCTCCCCAATAGCTGGCTTAATCAATGAGATTGGCCAGACTTCTTTTGGCTTCTCGTAGAAATGTAGCTTACTAAATGGCCAGCCACCATCCGTCCAGAAAGGTATAGGCCACTGCGACCTGACAAACATCTCTTCCTGAGGAAGATCGAGAACCTCTGGAGGCATGTTCATGGGGAATGGAATGTCTTCACAGACGGCCAAGAAACAGAAATCTCCGAACTGCTCGTAATCAAAGTTCTCCTTAACATCTTGCTTGATGCCGCCTTTCTTTAGGCGAGAACCAAAACCCCCTTTAGAGTACACTTGCCAGTATTCTACTAGATCGTATGACTCTCCCTTTCGTTTCGATTCAGAGCTTTCTTTTCTACCCTTTGCCTTTACCTCTGCTTGCTTAGCAGCCGAGGACATATTGCCGCGTATCTTCCCCTCAATACCATACTCCCTCTCCACCTTCCAGACAGGGTGAACGCATTTACGAGCAATCCATTGAACGTCTTCCCAATACTGAGCATCAGGGTCAATCACAATGTCATCAACAGAAACATAAACACTTCTAGGGTGAGATACAGTAGAGCCGTGAGGCTGGTGCATTTCAGTCCATAGAAAGCTCATGCCTTTAATGATGGCCTCATTAATGGCCATTCGAGCATGCTCTTTCTTTTGGTTCTCTTGCTGAAGCCAGTTCAGGTAATGTTCCTTCAGTTTGGCTATGTTTCGCTTTTTGTCATTCTCCTCGTCTTGCTGGTAGACAAGTTGCTGAGCCTGCTGGACTTGAGCTTCATCCTGAGGATTAATCCCCAGCATTATAGGCTCAATCTTGGGTGCTACTTTTGGTGATACCTGTATTACAGGATTTCGGTGATAGAGTACGGGGCCGAACAAAGCGACAGCCTCAAATACTCTATTCACCGTCATCCTGAAGGTTGGTAAGTTGCCAGTGGTACTCTTATCAAGGAAGCCTTCGTTTCCTTTCGAGTACGCACCCTTCCACATAAAATCATGTGAACCGTCAAAGAACTGCATGGCTTCTTTAGCGTACCTGCCAAATCGCTCTTCTTTTTGCTTCTTAGCGCGTTTAATCTTTTCCATCCACTGACTAACAATGGGTGAAAAAGGATGGTCGTAATCGCTATATTGATCCATGGTTTATTCCTTGACGATAAGCCTTAAGAGTCTTTGGTTTTTTTCTTGCTTGCTGTGCTTTTGGTGGCCGTGTACTCAAGAGCATCTAACCGAGCAAGAATGTCCTGCCGTTCTTTCTCAAGTGCTTTATTTTCATCTGTATAATCCCAAGAGCCGTTTTCTCGATGATCGACATTCCAGGTAAGCTTAGGATCTGTTACGTGTCGGGCACCATCATGAACATGGCCGTTGGTTGTTCGGATGCTAACATTTCGTCTTGAGCTAGTTACGCTTAAAACAAATCCTAAGAAAGGGTGTTTCAGGTTGTGGTACGGGTAAAAGAGTACAGGTGCCCCTACTCTTATTTCGGGCATCTTGTAATCATTAGACTCTTTTGTTTGCTCTTCAGTTATCTGGGGTGCCATAGACATTTTAGGATCCTTGTGGGCCTAGGTTTATATGCTGCTGTGCTCCGCCACGTTGCTTTGCATTTCTAGCAGCACTTCGTTTTTTACGTTCTTGGATTATTCTACCAATAGCGGTAGATCGTTTTGCTTTCTTTCGGGGCTTTACATATTTTAACCCATGAGCCGCCGCATACTCTAGGGTTTCTATTGCGTGACAATTTCCTCGACGATTTCCTTCGTCGGTAATGTACCCATTTATCCGCTTTTTCTTAAACCTATTAAACTCCCTGCATAGGTTTGGGCAACGTGCGGTTACGACAAGAAGTTTAGTTGTACCTTTTTCATTTACATTAATCCAGCTACGGAGCTTCATTTCACGACCGGGAACATCATCTGACCCGCTAAGGAAACCATGCCCAGTTAAATTGCTTTTAACCTTATTGGCCTCAAGCTCTCTCGTGTACTGAACTCTTGGCAATATACCGCTACCGATTTCGCGAATTCTACCACCGTGAGCATCTATGATAAAAGCTTCAAACTGATCCACGCCTACCTTTTGCCTTACCATAGCTGCAAATTTCGCTGCCGTACAGTTGTGTATATAAAGCTCGTCGTAACAAACAACGTGGTCGCCCATAGAAGCAGGGGGCACGGCATAGAAAGTAACAGCGCAAACACTGTGACCTGGGTCAACGACCATGTACCTGCACCAGTCTTTGCCAGGTTTCCCGTCGTTATTCGTAAGGTACTCTTGGACTTTATTTCTTGGATGATCGAACTTAATCGCATTATGTACATCCTTTGAGAAGTTTGGGTACATTAACACGCTATCAGTGACCAGCTCACCTAAAGCACGTTTCCTAAACTCATCCTCACCTTTAGCTTTCCACCTCTTAATGTTCTCTTGCTTGACTTGTTCTGGCATAAAAGGGTTATCGAAGATTGTTGCTTTGAATACCCTAGTAGACGCATTCTCTTTCCCTGCTTCGTCTTCAGCACGTTCACACAAATTGACTAATGCGTCGTTCTTTGCGTGAGGCAAAGCAGACCACCTTAACTTGCCATCACGCATGGATAAACGAGCAATCATTTCGTCGTACCATTCTGGTCGTTCTAGGTCTTCGTCTATATGCACTAGGTCAGCCTGGAAACCTTGAGAAGGATCCCCTTTAGAACCCATTGCATAAATCGTCCAGCCATTGTGCAATTCACATATCTCAAACACATGTTGTGCACGTTTCTTCCATGCCCATTCCTTGATGAAGCGTTCAGGTATTAAAGGCGGGGCATCCTTTGCTTCCGACTTCCTTTGCCAGTCACTTCCAAGCCAAGGCTTCCATGCTCTCCACTTATCCGTTTCTTCGTCTTGGATGATCTTAAAAGCACCTGAACGAAATAGGTACTTGTGTATGGTTCTTCCTATATGACCTTCATCCATCCCTAGGCAAACCATGATGCCATTTTCTTTAGGGTATTTCCCGTAGGGATCTTGGCCTGTAGCTGCCCTGGCATCTTCCACAAAAGCAGCTAAAGATTTTCCTACTTGGTTTCCTGCTTGAAGGAGAACTTCTTTTGCCGTGCATGCGTGGTAAGAATCTTGAAACGGTAATGGTTCATATAGCCTAAGAGCTTCGCTATCCCTCTTTGCCTTCTCAGCATGAAGTTGACGAAGCTCTGCTTTCTGATGCTCGGTAATAGAGCTTAATATATCATTTACGTTTTCTTGGGGCATTGGCTGGTTTTAGCTCATGTAGCATACTTATTTCTGGATCTATTATATTCTGAACTGACTTCTCAATCTCTTTGTCAAGTTCCTCATTTGTTAATTCATCCAAGGATTTTTGAGCTGCACCCGACTCAGATACCTTAATATTAAGTCGGAGTACAGCTTCAAGAATCCGCTGTCTTTGGAGGCTTCCAGGGGCTGACCGGTAAAAGGTAGACATTACCTGCTGGGAGAAACCTCCCGGCCCCCCAAAAGCCTCCATGATGCGTTGGAATGTTTCTGCCATATGCGGAACACTAGAGCCACCCTTGCTCATGTCATCAAGAAGGTCGATGCCTGCATCTTCTATTTTCGACACACGTTCATCTAGTTTCTTCTTGCGAGTTGACTCCACTTCTTCAGCCCTACACATTTTACATGTAGACCGGAACCCATCTGCCGCAGAATTATCTCTGTGCCAGAATTCCTTGTTGAGTGGATATTCGACGCTACAGTTCTTGCATTCCTTCGCTTTAGCCATTTATTCCTACCTCTGCATAGATGGCCCTTGTGGCCCCATTCTAACATCCCTTAAGTCGGGATTAGATGGGTGCATTGCACCAGTGGCGTTTGTATTTGCCCCACTAAGCAATGACTGGATAATTGGATCAATAGCACCAGGAGCCTGTTGCTGAGGTGCGCCTCCGCCTTGGCCTAAAGGTATTGCTGTCCCTTCAGCTTGGCGACGTTGCAATTCTTGCATCTGTCCAACTGCATCTTCAGGTACACTCTGCTGCTGTTGTTGACCACCACCAACAGGCTGCCCTGTAGCTAGGTCTATAACAGTCAATCCCTGCTGTAATGCGCTCATAACTTTATCTTGCATATTAGGGTCATTTGGCTGAATCATAGATCCAGTTTCTTCGACCATATAGCCTGCTTGCATATTCATAATTTTTCTTTCTACATAAAGCAAATGCCGGGTTCCCACAGGAGGAACCCGGCACCGCACCCAAGACCCTACACTTCCGTGAGGAGGTGTTCTTGTTGGCTTTGCAGCCGGGTATTAGGGATTAATAGTTAACACAAAGGTGAACTAGACCTGCAGCATCATCGCCGATGTCATCAAGGGCAATACCCAAGACTCCACCAACAATGTTGGCAGCGTCGGCAACAATGACATGGCCATCAGTACCTGCGTCTGCAACAACTGCATTACCTACTCCAACTGCGCCTTCAGCGTAAACTGGAACAGCTCCGCCGATAATCAACCAGAATAGGTCGTCATCTGCGACAGTAGTGGTTCCAAGTTCAGGGTCGCCAACTCCGGCCCAATCGCCTTCAGTTAGACTTGCACCTGCAACTTGACCAGCTGCTTTTCGTCCAGTTCCTGTTGCCGTTGTGCCGAATCCAAGAACTAGGCCATGAGTAGCAGTTGCTACTGTCAAAGCTGATCCTTTGATGTTTCGCACACAAACAGC